CCGTTACTTTCAGCAGCAAAAAGAACGACAGCAGGACAAACTTACCATCAATGGCAAACAGACGCATTAGCAGCAGCAGCTACTAACGCAAAACTTGAAGGTGATGACAGCACATTTGCAACATTAGCAGCAACAACTGTGTTAGGAAACTATACACAAATTTCAAGCAAAACTGTTAAAATTTCTGGCACTTTTGACGTAGTTAAGAAATATGGTCGTAAGTCAGAAGTAGCTTATCAACTTATGAAAGCTGGTAAAGAACTTAAACGAGATATGGAATTTGCGTTAGTTCGTAACCAAGCATCATCAGCAGGTGGCGCAGGTACAGCTAGAACTTCAGCAGGTATTGAGTCATGGATTGTCAACAGAGTATTAGCAACAGGTTCTACAGCAGGTTCAACACCTGGCTTTTCTAGTGGAACAGTTGCAGCTCCAACAGATGGTACTTCAGTAACATTTGTAGAAGCAGACTTAAAGTCAGCATTACAATTAGCATGGGTAGATGGTGGCGAACCAACACTTATTCTTATGAGTGCAACTAACAAGTCACGTTTCTCTGGCTTTTCTGGTATCACAACAAAGTTTAACAATGTGAGAGATAGTTCACAAGCTACTATTACTGGAGCTGCTGATATGTATACTAGCGACTTTGGTAATCATACTGTGAAACTTGATCGTTTCATGCGTGATGCTGCTGTATTAGCAGTTGACCCTAACTACGTTAGTGTTGCTACTTTACGCCCTATGGCTAAAGAAGAACTTGCTAAAGTAGGTGATTCACAAAACTGGCTCTTAACAACAGAATATGCTTTAGTTGTTAATAACCCAGATGCACACGCAAAAGTGCAAAATGCAGGTGCATAGTAATTAAGATGTGATATAGTAGGGGGAGTTAATCCTCCCTCTATTATTTATATTATGCCAATACTATTTGATTATGACAAAGTGACAGGTATTACACAGCACTTTGACTATGACCCAATTACAGATATGATACATCTCACAAGCACTCAAGATGTAAGTGCTATATTAGATGACATACAAAGAAAAAGAAATAACCCTGAAGCATGGGCTAAAGGTGTTAAGGAATCATGGGCGCATTACGCTACTATTCCCACTATAGTGGAAATGGAACTAAAGAAGAAGGGTATAGATATATATAACCCACACCAAACAAAAGAACTTATAAAAGAAATAAATACAAACTATCCATATCTAAAAACTACAACAGCAAAGCATGGATAAAAAAGAATTACAACAGATACAACTTGCTATACATGATCTCATACAAAAAGAAGACTATGAGAACGCATACCCACTTATCAATACCATATTAGAAATATATCCTAATGATGCAGCAACCTTAAACTTTCTAGGTTACATTTGGCTCATGGGTGATAAGCCAGCATTTGCTTATCAGTTATTTCGTAGAGCATTACAAGAGCAACCAGGCAACAAAGCATTATGGACTTCACTAGGTCGTGCTTGTCATGAGTTAGATATGTTTGATGATGCTCTTAAATACTTCTTAAAGTCAGCAGAACTAGACCCTACTTATGCACTAGCTTATGCTAATGGTGCAGCTTCATTGGTGCAGTTATCAAGATGGGAAGATGCAGAGAAGTCAGCAAAGATGGCTTTGGAATGCAACCCTAACGAACTACACGCACAGTTAAACCTAGCTCATAGTTACCTAGCTACAGGTGCATGGGATAAGGGATGGAATGAATGGAACAAGTCATTAGGTGGTAAGTTTAGAAAAGAACTCTCCTATGGTGATGAACCTAGATGGGATGGTTCTAGTGGTAAAGACTTAATTATCTATGGTGAACAAGGTTTAGGTGATGAGATATTCTACGCATCATGTATCCCAGACGCTATTAAGATAAGCAAGAAAGTCTATATAGACTGTGATGAAAGACTAGAAACATTATTTAGACGTAGCTTTCCAACAGCAGAAGTGCATGGCACTCGTAAAGAACAAAGTGTTGAATGGTTAGACGGAGTTACTTTTGATGCAAGAGTGGCTATCGGTGGACTACCACAATTCTTTAGACATACTAATAAAGACTTCCCAGGCACACCTTATCTAGTGGCAGATAAAGATAAAAGAATTATGTGGCGAGCATTGTTTGACTCATGGGGTAAAACAGTTATAGGTATTACCACTAAAGGTGGAACATTTAGAACTAATGCTAAAGGTCGTAACCTAACCCAAGACGATATAGCACCACTATTAAAACTTAAAGATACAGTATTAGTAAGCCTAGACTACAACGTAGATACACCATTAGAAGGTGTTAAATACTTTCCTTCCGTTGCAGACTCTAAAGACTATGATGATATAGCAGCTCTGATAGCAGAATGTAATATGGTCATAGGGGTCAATACTACAGCTCTACATTGCTCTAGTGCATTAGGTGTTAAGACTTGGTGTCTAGTACCTAAATATCACCAATGGCGTTATGCTCAAGTAAGTATGCCTTGGTATAGACACATGAGGCTTATCTACCAAGATGATAGAACATGGAAAGAAGTTATTGAACAACTTAATATCTGACGAATATAGGGAAATGCAGGCAAAACTGCATGAAAACCCTGGCTATGGTGTAGCAAGTTTAGCTTATGCACCACTTGTAGACCTAGTGATAAAAGAAAACAAAGTAAGATACCTATTAGACTATGGTGCAGGCAAATGTAGGCTAAAAGATGCACTTAAAGAAGAAGTTAAATATACAGCTTATGAGCCTAGTAATGAATTATGGGCATCTACTCCTGAACCTACAGAGTTCGTGGCTTGTATAGATGTGCTAGAACATATAGAGCCTGAATTATTAGATAATGTATTAGATGATCTACAACGAGTCACTATGAAATATGGCTTATTTACTATACATACTGGACCTGCTGTTAGAATTTTACCGGATGGGCGTAATGCACACCTTACTCAAGAGCCACTATCATGGTGGGAAAACAAAATTAAATTAAGATTCACAATAATTAAACAAGTAGGTATGCCTAATGGTTGTATCTTCTTTGTTAAAAAAGGATAAACATGGCATTCACTTCATATACGACTTTTATAGCAGTAGTCGCAGACTATTTAGCTAGGACAGACCTTACTAGTCAAATACCTGACTTTGTAAACCTAGCACAAAATAGAATGAGTCGTGACTTACGAGTAAGACAAATGCTAAAGGTAGCCACAGCAGCTACAACAGGTGGTGATAGCACAGTTGCTTTACCTGCTGACTATTTAGAACTTAAAGAAATACATATTACTGGTAACCCACCTAAAAATTTAGAGTTTCAATCACCTGACTTATTTTTTCGTAATGGTCAAATAGCAAACTCTGGCTTACCTACTAAATTTACAATACTTGCAGAAGAATTCCAATTTTCACCTGCACCGGATGGCACATATACAGTACAAATGCTTTATTACGCTAAACCAACCTTTATCTCTAGCTCTACAGCAAGTAATTTATTTCTAGCTTATTTCCAAGATGCTTTACTGTATGCAACATTAGGTGAAGCTGAACCTTATCTACTTAATGATGCAAGAACACAAACGTGGTCTGCCTTGTATGACAGAGCAATTAGCAACATTATTAGTAGTGATCTTGGTGGAACATATCCTAGTACTTCATTAAACGTAACAACACAATAAGGAATTATCATGGCAGAAATGAGTAACTTTTTAGAGAACGCACTTGTAAATGCAACTCTACGCAACACAACCTATACATCACCCGCTACAGTATATGTAGCATTATTTACAACAGACCCAACAGACGCAGCATCAGGCACAGAAGTATCAGGTGGTTCTTATGCTAGAACATCCGTTACCTTTGCTGCACCTTCTAATGGAGCTGCTGCGAGTAGTGCTGACTGCACCTTCCCAACTTGCACATCTACATGGGGAACAGTAAGTCACATAGGTATATTTGACGCATCTACATCAGGAAACCTTTTATATCACACACCTTTAGACACATCTAAAACAATTGAAACTGGTGATATATTCAAGATAGCTTCAGGTAGTTTAACAGTTACATTGGCTTAATATGCCTACGCCATTAACGCTAGAACAACTAGACGTCTATGGTAGTTTAGAAAGTGTCCCATATAGTTTAGACCATAACTTTTATACT